TCAATTGATGAATGGCTTTCCGGGGACATTCGAGAAGATGTTGTTGGGGCTATTGAGCAAGGAGCTTCTAAACTTGATGATTATTTAATTATAGCAGTTAGTTCCGAAGGTACCGTTCGCAACAGTTCTGGCGATACAATCAAAATGGAATTGATGGACATTCTTAAGGGTGAGTATCTAAATCCGCATGTTTCAATCTGGTATTATAGATTAGATAATATTGAGGAAGTTAACAATCCAGATATGTGGCCAAAAGCAAATCCTAATTTAGGAAAGACTGTTACTTATGAAACATATCAATTAGATGTAGAACGAGCAGAAAAAGCTCCAAGTACTCGTAATGATATTTTGGCTAAACGTTTTGGAATTCCTATGGAAGGTTATACATACTTCTTTACTTATGAAGAAACCATTCCGCATCGTCGTCAGAATTTTTGGTCTATTCCATGTTCTATGGGGGCCGATCTTTCTCAGGGAGATGATTTCTGTGCTTTTAGCTTTTTGTTTCCTTTAGGTCATGGGAAATTTGGTGTTAAAACTCGTTGTTATATTTCTAGTTTAACATTAATGAGGCTTCCTGGTGCTTTAAGAATTAAATATGATGATTTTCTTAATGAAGGTTCTCTTATGGTTTTAGAAGGAGCGGTTCTTGACATGATGGATGTATATGAGGATCTTGACAAATACCTGCAAGATACTGGATATGATGTTCGCTGTTTTGGATTTGATCCTTATAATGCAAGAGAGTTCGTCGAAAGATGGGAAAAAGAAAATGGTCCTTATGGTATTGAAAAAGTTATTCAAGGCTCGAAAACTGAATCCGTTCCTTTAGGTGAATTAAAGAAAATTTCAGAAGAAAGATTACTTCTTTTTGATCAAGAACTTTTTTCATTCACTATGGGAAACTGTGTAACAATTGAAGATACCAATGGAAATAGAAAACTTCTTAAAAAGCATAGAGAAGAAAAAATAGATGCTGTGGCAGCTTTACTAGACGCATATGTTGCATATAAATTAAATAAAGATGCATTTGAATAAGAAAGGAGGTATTATAAATGGCAAATAAAGTAATAAGGCATTATTTCGAAAGTTCTGTTGCATCCGATCAGTCATTGTTTCCGAATAGCGTTGATAAGTCAAAATCAATAAGCGAACTAGACGATCATGAATTATACCTAATGTACGAAAGACTGAGTCGAGAAAGAGATGTTGAAGATACAATAAAGGTATTACGTCGTAATTCGGGAGAAAGATGGACCTACGAGACGCAACCTAAAATAGATACACAAACTCCGATTAACCAACTTTATCATTTCGGAATTCTTGGACAAAAATGGGGTGTTCGAAGGTATCAAAATCCAGATGGATCTTTAACTGCTGCTGGAAAAGAAAGATACGATTCTGGTAAAAAATCCGAAGATTATATTCAATCAAGAGCAGACCGTGCTAATGCTGTCGCCGGTCTTTCAAATGCAGAATTAAAGCGACTTAATGAAAGGCTTCAATTGGAGAAGGCATATAAAGATTTAACTGCTGCCGAAAAGAAATACAACGAAACTTTTGCTAAAAGGATTATAGCAAAGATAGGGGAGCAATCTCTAACGGCTGCCGGAACTCAACTTGCAACTGGTTTATTATCTGCGTTAGTCGTAAATAAGATACTAGATTCGGTAAATAAAAAGAAAGGATAATTTATGAATCAAACATATTTATCGCATCATGGAATTCTAGGTCAACGTTGGGGGATTCGAAGGTATCAAAATCCAGATGGATCTTTAACAGCAGCTGGCCAAGCACGTTTAGATAAAAAAGATAACAAATGGGCTTCTACAAAAGGTGAAAAGATTAAAACAAAAATTTATAAATCAATTCAAGGTGATTTAGAAAGTTTTATAGATAGAGAACTCGATATTTCTTATAATTCAAATGGTAAATTATCCTCAAAAACAATTCTCGATTATAATAATAAAATGGCATCGTTAATGAATACAAGGGCTGGTGATATTTTTTCAGCACCATCTGGAAGAGTTTTAAGATTTGTCGCAAAACGAGGAGAAATTGGTGTCCATACAGCCATTGCTGATTCAGGCTATGATATGGATCAATTGGCTAAGGGTGTATTTAAGTCTGGTAAAGTTGCATACAAGAATGAGAATCTTACAACTTCGGGAAAAGCTATATCTGATACTTTAAGTAGTAAACTTATCAAAAGAAGTAATAATGCTCATGATCCCATAGATGTTGGCAGTTTGGCAGAAAATACAAAAGCTTTTGATCGTTATGCAAAATCGTATTTAAAAGGAACAGGATATTCAGTTGAAACCTTAAATGAAAAACAATTAAACACACTAATTGATGATTTTATTGAAGATTGGTACCCTGTTATATAATCTCAGAGAAAGGAGGAAAATGAATGCCAAATTCATTTGGTACGCGTTTAAAGAATGCTTGGAATGTTTTTCGGGCAAGAGATCAGGATGAATACACTTATAAGGATCTTGGATATGCTTCAAGTACAAGTCCAAATTATACTCGTTTCTCAAGAGGTAATGAACGTTCAATTGTTTCAGCCGCATATAATAGGATTGCAATGGATGTCGCGAGTTTTGACTATCAGCATGTAAGAGTAGACGATAATGGTAGATTTCTTGAAGTTATCAACGATGCTTTAAATCAATGCTTAACAGTTGAGGCAAATGTCGATCAAACAGGGCGTGAATTAATTCAAGATCTAGTTTTAAGCATGTTTGATGAAGGTTCTATAGCAGTTGTTCCAGTTACAACGAGTGCTAATCCTTTTGATACTGGTAGTTATGATATTTTTCAATTAAGAGTTGCTAAAATTATTTACTGGTACCCAAATCATATTCGTGTTGATCTATATAATCAAGATTTAGGTATTCATCAAGAAGTAACAGTTCCTAAAGATATAACAGCAATTATTGAAAATCCGTTATATTCAGTTATGAACGAGCCAAATTCAACTTTAAAGAGGTTAGTTCGAAAATTAAGTTTATTAGATGCTGTTGATGAACAATCAAGCTCTGGTAAAATAGATTTAATTATTCAATTACCATATGTTATTAAAAGTGAAGCTCGCCAAAAGCAAGCTGAGGAGCGCCGTTTAGCTATTGAGCAACAATTGCGTGGATCTAAATATGGAATTGCTTATACAGATGGAACTGAACACATTACACAACTAAACCGTCCTGCAGAAAACAATCTTTTAACTCAAATACAATATTTACAGACTTTGTTTTATAACCAGTTAGGTGTTAGCGAAGCTGTTTTTACTGGGAAAGCTTCTCCTACAGAAATGCGTAACTACTATGATCGTTCAATTGAACCAATTGTTACTAGAATTATTGAAGAGTTTCGTCGTAAATTCTTAACAAAGACAGCTCGCACACAAGGCCAATCAATTCTTGGTTTCAGAGATATGTTACGTCTTATTCCTGCAGATGAACTTGCTGAGACAGCTGATGTCCTTAGCAGAAATGAAATTGCGACAGCCAATGAGTTCAGGCAAGCTCTTGGTCTACGTCCTTCAAATAATCCAGATGCTAATGAGTTACGTAATAAAAACATGCCAATTCAAGAAGCTCCAAAATCTGGAGGGCCACCAATAGGAACTCATAAAGGATTTACTGAACCATTTCCAAAAACATTCGATAAAAGACTAGAAAAAGAAGAAACAGAAAATAATTAAAGGAGGAATAATATAATGGGCAAAACGCAGACAAAATATGATTTCAGTGGTTATGCAACCAAAGTTGGATTAAAATGTTCTGATGGACGTACTATTCTTCAAGATGCATTTCAAGGATGCGATGGAAAACGTGTACCACTTGTATATCAACATTTACATAATGATCCAGAAAATATTCTTGGTCATGCTATTCTTGAAAACCGTAAGGATGGTGTTTACGCTTATTGCTATTTAAATGATACAAAATCTGGGCAAACAGCAAAAGCGTTAGTAAAACATGGTGATATTTCAGCATTAAGTATTTATGCTAATTCTCTTGTTGAAAAATCGAAAAATGTTATTCATGGTGTCATCCGTGAAGTTTCTTTGGTCATCGCTGGTGCAAATCCAGAAGCATATATTGATAATTTGGCTTTTGAACATGGTGATGGAAGCATTACTACTGACGAAACCGAAGCTGTGATCTGTGCTGAATATCTTAGTCACTCTGCAATTGATTTACTAGATTATGAAGTCGATGACAATAGTGATAATCAGACTGTTCAACATTCTGACAAAGAGAACAAAAAGTCCGAAGATGATGAAACGCTCGGTGATATTTTTGAAACTCTAAGTGAGAAACAGAAAACGGCTGTTTATGCTTTAATTGCAAGTGCTCTTGAAGAAACTGATGACAATAAAAGTAAGACAGAACATTCAAATATTAATGATAAAGGAGAAACTGATATGAAAAAAAATATTTTTGACCAAAATGCAACAGATAGTAATGGTGCTTTGCAGCATGACGTTTTAACTCGCGATAAACTCCGTGAAATTTTTGCAGATGCTAAGAAATCTCAATCAACTTTAAAGAATGCTTTCTTAGCTCACGGATATGAGTCTATTGCAGATGCATATGCTGCCTATGAGCATAAAGCTGGAGGTTCTTTACAACACGATGGAGATTATGGCATTGATAACATTGGATTCTTGTTCCCAGATTATAAGACCACATCAAATACTCCGGCGTTTATTAAACGCGATACCGATTGGGTTACTAAAGTATTCAATGCTTCAAAACATTTACCATTCTCAAGGATTAAAACAGTTCTTGCAGATATAACTGCTGATGAGGCACGTGCTAGGGGTTATGTAAAAGGAAATCAGAAAGCGGATGAGGTTATAACTCTCTTAAAGAGAACTACAGATCCACAGACCATTTACAAGAAACAGAAACTTGATCGTGATGACATTGTTGACATCACTGATTTCGATGTTGTTGTTTGGCTTAGAGCTGAAATGCGGCTGATGTTGGAGGAGGAAATTGCTCGTGCTCAATTAGTTGGGGATGGACGTCTGTCTTCTTCGGATGATAAGATTATTGAAACCAAAATTCGTCCAATTGCTACAGACGATCCTCTTTACACAATACAAATAGTTCTTCCAGAAGAGACAACTACTGCTCAATTAATTGATCAGATTATTCTCGGAAGAAAACAATACAAAGGTAGCGGAGTTCCATCATTCTTCACGACTCCTGATGTTAGTGGCGATATGCTCTTGCTCAAGGATTCTAATGGACGTAGACTTTACAACACTGAAAACGATTTAGCTGCTGGTATCAGAGCTAAAGAAATTGTTGAAGTTCCAGTAATGGAGAATATCGTTGTAGATAATGGTGACGGAACTCAGAATCGTTTACTTGGAATAATAGTTAATATGAATGATTATTCAATCGGTGCGGATAAAGGAGGCTCTGTTTCCTTATTTGACGATTTTGATATCGACTATAACCAATACAAGTATCTTATCGAGACTCGCTGCTCTGGCGCTTTAACTCTTCCTAAGTCTGCAATAGCATTCTGGAAGACCGAAGCTACTGAATAAATCAAAATGGAAGGAGGTAGCCGATTATGGCTAGATTTTGTGGTAATGTCGGCTACGCCAGACAAGTTGAGACAGTTCCTGGTGTATGGACCGATCAAATAGTTGAAAGAAAATATTATGGAGATTTTTCACGTAATGAGCAAAGATGGCAATCATCTGAGTATGTTAATGAAAAGTTTAATATCGATAATGCAATTTCAATTATTGCCGATCCATATGCATATGAAAATTTACAATTTATTGTATATGTAGAATTTATGGGTGTTAAATGGAAAGTTCAATCATTAATGATTAATCGCCCTCGTATAGTTCTACAGTTAGGGGGTTTGTATAATAAATGAGTAGAAGACTAGAATTACATGCAATATTAGTTGATATTCTTGGATCTAATCAAGTTTATTTTCAACCCCCTTCATCAATAAGAATGTCATATCCTGCTATTGTGTATAGCAGGAGTGATAAGGATGAAAAATTTGCAAATGACCAATTATATATTGGTAAAAAGAAGTATTTAGTTACAGTTATTGACAAAGATCCAGATTCAAGTATTCCTGATGAAATTGCAAAATTACCACTTACTAGTTTTGATAATTTTTTTGTTGCAGATAATTTGAATCATGATGTCTTTTCAATATATTATTAAAATTTTAAAGGAGAATATTTATTATGTCTAAATTAAGTTGGGATCTAGTTGGAGAAAGAGTTGGAGAAACTGGTGTTAAACAAGGAGTTCTTTATCCTTGGAACGGTACAGCATTTCAACCGGGCGTTGCTTGGAATGGCCTTATAAGTGTATCTGAATCACCAACTGGAGCAGAAGCTAATCCATTTTATGCTGACGACATCAAATATATAGAAATAATGAGCGCAGAAGAATTTGCTGGTAGTGTTTCTGCATATACATATCCTGATGAATTTAAATCATGTATAGGTGAAGTAGATTTAGCTACTGGTGTTAGTGTTTCTCAACAAAATCGTTCATTATTTGGTATGAGTTATAAAACTACTTTGGTTAATGATACAGATGGATTGGAATATGGTTATAAAATACATCTTGTATATAATGCAAAAGCATCTGTGTCAGAAGCAGAACACTCAACTATAAATGATAGCCCAGAATTGGTTGAATTTAGTTGGGATTTCACTACAACACCTATCGATGTTCCAAATTTGAAACCATCTTCGCATATAATTATCGATTCAACAAAATTAACTACACCTGCTGATAAAGAAAAATTAGAGACACTTGAAACTGCGCTTTATGGTGATGTTGATTCAGAACCATATCTTCCATTACCAAGTGAATTAGTAACAATATTTGCGTAAATTAAATAAAGCGGGGTTTTATAATCCCGCTTTACTATTAAAAAAAAAGGAATAGAATAATGATAAAGAAAGTAATTAGTTATACAAACTACGAAGGTGAAAAACAAGATATAGTTCTTCATTTTCATTTAACAAAATTTGAATGGTTGGAACTTGAGGCATATACTAAAGGTGGTTTGGTAGAAAATCTTCAAAGTTCATTAGAATCAAATAATATTAAAAAAACAATAGATTTACTTAAGAAAATAATATTGCGGGCTTATGGCGAACGCGAT